CTTTGCCATAAAAATAAAAAGCTCTCATAGAGCAATTGATATTGTCTAAAGTTGCTGCGTGTTCGTCCATTTGATGTTTATTAATCCTAATCCAATACATTGATTCTATAAGTGCTGTTTGATCTGAGAGTGGTACATATAATCCGTTCATGGTTCCTGTTGTGTTTTTTAAAAAAGTTAATTCGTTCAATTTTTTATATGGTACAATTACATTTGCTTTGTCTGCAGATGTTGCGGTCATGCCGTGAGAATTAGTCCATTCGGTAAAAGTAACCCCGTTGAAAATGGGTTTAAGAGAATCTGATACTGCTTGCACAGAATCATCTCCTCCTCTTTTACCTCCTGTATGTCGTTCGTAAATTTTAATAGTTGAAATTGCTGGTGATATTCTTTTTGTTACTTCAATAAATCCTGTAATTGTTAAAATTTCATTTGCATTGCCATTCAATTGGAAGGTCATTAAACCTCCTGATGGTGATGTTCCTATAGCTCTAAGTAATTTGTCTAAAAATATATAATATGGTGATGTAAAAAATTCTTTTAAAGTGTCTACTGATTTTGGTCCATAATTTGTTGTTAAATATTTTTCATGTGGGTTTAAACTAACTTTATAACTAGCTGTCACTAATGCTTTACATAATGATCTATCCCAAAATTTAAAATCGGCGTCAAAACCGAAATGTCCTTTTGTTAATAAATCTGTAAAGAAATCGTGCCAATCCAATGATAATCTGTCTAATCTAACTGAACTATAAGTTTTTTCGTGGTAATGCATCATGATGTGTGAATAAAATAATTGTCTAGAAATAATGAGATGTAATAAGCTGCCTGCTGCAAACAAGCGTGGTTTAATTTCTTGATATATTTTTGATAATTTAATTCGTTCATCTTTAATTGATAAAATAAAAGGTACACATGGAACAATTTGTTGTTTAATCTTGTCCCAAAAATCATTTACGTCATTTACAATTCGTTGAGTTGGTGTGAGAGTTCCGTCTTCTGCTTGATTAATTAAATCCGTTCGTTTAAGATGTTCTGTTACATATGGGTATCCAGCTGATGTGGTTAGATCTATTCTTGAATTTCCTTCTATTGGAAGTCCATTCAAAGCTTCTTCTATTGATAAAAATTTTAAAGGTACTTTTGATTTAGCGTGCCATTGTTTATGTTTGGTTATGAGATATTCAGTTGCTTCATCAAAAACATCGTTGGGAAATGTGGGTGTTTGAGAATAACCTTTAAATAATTCTTTATAAAACATCATTTTATCTAACATTCTATCTTTGATACGTGGGTCATTTGGTGAAAGTGGTGCTGGTTCTGTTGTATGTGGTCCAAATAATTCAAAAATTGTTGATGGTCTAAGATCTGTTTTAGTATTTTGGTGTACTGGTTTAACTTTGCCTATGTATTCTAAAATTGATTGAGATGGTAATATATCTGCAGTACCCATTTCATATTGTACTACTGGTTCTTCTAAAGTAATCATTTCAGATGTTTTAATTGCTTCCTCCAAAACGTCTTTGGTAACAAAATGGAATAAAGATCCTCCTAAATAACATACAGCCATATGAATGCCGTATATCTTACTTTGCCCTTCCATACTAATTACGGGAGAGCCACATGCTGTATCTCTATTCTTATATGTTGCCATTGCCATTTCGTGGTAAAATGATTGTTTTCCGTCAGTGTGCATTGAATATACTTTGTCTTTTGTAACGGTGCCTGAATCTACAGAAAAGTGTGTTCCATTTCCGCAGGTTATAAGATCTATTTTTGATACTGGATGGTTGTCCAAACAGTATTCGCCGTTCCAAAAGTGAGAAATGATGTTCTTTTCTGCATTAAATTGTTTTTCATTAAGTTTATAAAGTATAATATCTTCTCTAATTTGACTGCCATCTACGAGATTTGGTGCTTGTTTTAAATAAATAATACGTGATTTTTCAAATTCAAATACATCTTCCCTGTTCCATGTTGATTTTCTAATGATGATTCTAGTTTTGTCAGGGATCATTTCAAATGATTTATCGTGAAAGAAATGTTTTACAGTTAATATATATCTATCGCCTATAAATAAACAATTTACTCTAATTCTACTCTTTTCCATTTCTAATTGTCCGCAAGATCTTTTTATAAATTCTGTTAAATCGCCTGATTGGGGAACTACTTTGAGTGGTAATATTGATGGTTTTGCTGTTTTTGTTGTGCCTGATTCTTGTCTTGAAAATAAGGTTGAAACTATTGCTAATGTTCCACATGCTCCAGCTGTAATTACTACAGCCTTCAATGTTTTCCATAGAAAATGTTTCAATCTCATGAATGTTGGGGCGGTCGCTGGTGATGTATTAGTCGACCATTCAAGCCAAGCTCCTGCTACTGAGAGTGATGTTGCTGCTGTAATTCCATAAATAAAAGTTTTTTGTATAATTTCGAATAATGTTGCATATAATGCATCTGCTGATTGCGGTGCTACTATTGAATTGTCTAAAACTACTTTACCGTCTTTCTTCGTCATTTGGTCTACTGCGTCATTTAATCTAGCGAAAGCTCGGTCAATTTTAGCTACTTCTGTTGGTGTTGGTGGTACTACATCTTTTTGTTTTCTAAATTCGAGATATTCATCAATTGCCTTCTGGAAGTTTTCACTTCTAGGTTCGTGTTTTCCTGGTGTTGGTTTTTCAGGTCGAGTTGATAATGCTATTTTCATGTCTGCCAAAGATGCCTTAATTACGTCATTGAGATCTGTTTTAAGTGTTTTAAAATTTTGTTTCTTTTTATAATCAATGATGGTAAAAATATCGCGTGCTTCTAAAATCGTTATTGCTTTTTTATTATATTCGGGAAACATTGAACAAGATATTACATTTATTTGAG